GGACAACCAGAAAGGTGGGAGTATATGCAAACCCAATTTAAGTATTGGGAATTAGATTATACTCGTATCTCTGCATATGATGGTAGAGAGGATGATCTTAGTGATATTATCCAGGGTAAGTATCCAGAGTCTATGAGTTCAGGTGAGATTGGATGTACTACTTCTCATCTGAAAGCAATGAAATATTTCTTGGAACATAGTGATGCTCCTTATGCAGTCATGATGGAAGATGATTGTAGTATGGATTTAGTTCAGACATGGAATTTCACATGGAAAGATTTCATGGCTTATGCTCCCTTTGATTATGATGTAATACAGATTGCTATCATATGTACAGGGGATATACATGTTAGATTGCATAAGAGATTTGTAAATGATTTCTCTACTGCCTGTTATATTATTACACGTAGACATGCTGAGAGATTAGTTGAGTATCATTGTAGAGGAGATAAGTATAAGTTAGACCAAGGAGTTAAGCCACGTCCTGTTGCAGATGATTTAATCTATAATTGTGGTAATACATTTGCTATTCCGTTGTTAGTTTATAAGACAGAATTAGGATCATCTATTCATCCCGTACATGTAGATGCTTTCCATAAACAGAATTATCAAGCACTGACAGATTACTGGACACAGCATGGTGCAAGCATTGATATTAAAGATCATATGGATTATGATGCATATTTGGGACGGATAACCGAAAACTCTGCTGCTAAACAACAGGAAGGGTGACAACCACATCTCTGGTTGTCACATATTGACACCGTTCTAAACATATGTTAACATAAATATTATGAACTGGCACATCTTTACTGTGACAGTTTTAAAGTCAAAGGACCCGAAAGATCGTAATCCTGTGGCGAATGTAAACGGCACCCCATGTCGGGGGTGTTAACATCCGCAGGATTTTTTTCTTGCGAGATACTTAAAAAACA